TATGAGATATTTTTATGCTGGTGGTGGTTTTTATTCTGGTACTACATATTTTAGCAATTGTGCTTTAAAAGTTAATGGCAGTATTTTAGGTACATCTTGGATCGGCTCATCGTCATCAATTAAAATAAAAAAAGATGTTGAAGATTTAGATGATAATGAGTGTTTAAATAAATTATTATTATTGAAACCATGTAAATATAGATATATTGATGAAACAAAGAACTTTGACCCTAATAAAAAAGTATATGGGTTTATCGCCGAAGAAGTTAAGGAAGTTTTACCAGAAGCGGTTGATGATACTACTCCTAGTTTAATTCCTAATATATACATGATGGGTTCTGTTAATGGTAATATATTAATATTAAATAAAGAATTGGAATTAAATATTGAATATACTTGCTATATTGAAGGTGGTAATGACGAAGACGGCAACCCGACAGCACCCGAAATTAAAATTAAAGTTTTAAAAAAGTTAGATGAAAATATTTATGAAATAGATAAAGAATTAAATGGAAGAATCTTTGTATATGGTAAAATAGAAGAGAGATTTAACTCATTAAAAAAAGAATACTTTCACGCTTTAACTATTAGTGCTGTTCAAGAACTACACCGAACCATTACACGACAGCAAGATAAAATAAATGAGTTAGAAACTAAATTAAATAATATTATAGCACATTTAGGATTATAAAAATAATATATTGTAATATTATAAATAATGAAAAATGAGAAATAAATATGTTAATATACAAAAAAAAAATAAAAATGATATAATATATACGCCAAAGCCCGTAGCTTTAAAAATGATTGAAATGTGTGATTTAAAAAAAGGTAATATTGTTTTAGACCCTTCAAAAGGTGCAGGTGTGTTTTATAATAACTTCCCAGATTATGTAAATAAAGAATGGTGTGAAATTGAAGAAGGTGTAGATTTTTTTAAATACAATAAAAAAGTAGATTGTATTCTAGGAAATCCCCCATATTCTTTATGGACTAAATGGATTAAACACACTCTAACAATAACAGATAAATTTTGTTATATATTTGGAACAGCAAATGCAAGCCGAAATAGACTTAATATGATAATGAAAGAGGGTTTTAGTATTACAAAAATACATTTACTAGAAATTGATTGGTGGTTCGGTGATAGTTTAATAATAGTATTTGAAAAAAATAAACCTTCAATAATGAGCGTAGATGATAAAATAATATTATGTGATTTATGTGGTAGTAGATGTAAAAGAGGACGGGCAGGAAATGATTTTAATAAATGTACGAAAATATGAAAAAAAATAATATATTGTAATATTATAAATAAATGTTCTTATTAATTACAGCAGAAGGCGATGAAATGAGTAATGTTATTAAAAATTTGCTCTTTAGTAAAAATATACCTTATTATGAAATAAAAAACAGCGAATTACCACCCCAGATTATTAACGTATTACGTACAAGGTTTCCATTTTATCCCATGCTTTTAGAAATGAAGAATTTCCCATGTGCTAACCTACAAATGAATTATATTCGTAATTATAATAATAAATATATTATTTAATTATTTTAAATGAATCAATATTATAAACGAAAAGAAACAAATAAATTATATGACAGAGAATTATGGAGAGTTAAAAATATTGATGAAGATTATATATTATGTTGTAAATGTTTAAAAAGTCATAAAGCTACTAAAGATGATGTAGGAGTTAGAAACCCTAATTATTATTTTAAGACTTGTTATGAGTGTAGAAGTTATTATAATAATTATAAGAAAGTTATTGGATTTGATTACAAAAAATATCAAAAAGGCTTGTTATATGAAAAGAGTACATAATTTTATTTTCAGAAGGATTTTATAACTTTTTCATTTTTATAACTTTTTTTATAATTATGTACTCTTTTTTATTCCTTGTTATAATAATAATAATAATAATATAATATAATAATATAATAATAATGAAAGATGATATATACTATTTACATCAAACGCCTAGAAGTTTAGCTAAAAAAATTATTGATAGTATTGAATGGCAGGAAGGGGAAAGAGTATGCGAACCTTTTAAAGGTGAAGGTGCTTTTTACGAGCAACTGCCTCTTTATGTTAATAAAACTTTTGGTGAAATTGAAGAAGATAAAGATTTTAAAGATATTGACTATAATGAGATTGACACTATTATAACTAATCCCCCTTTTAGGTTAGATACTAGTAGTGGGCGTAAAAATGCTTTTTTTGAGATTTTGTTTTATTTTGCTAAGACGAAAGTTAAAAGGGTTATATTTTTATGCAATGATTACTGCTTCGGTTCTTTAACTCCTAACAGGCTTTTAAAATTGAATAATGAAGGGCTATTTTTAACTAAACTTACTACATGTGCAGTTAAAAAATGGCGGGGTAGATATTATACCTTAACTTTTACGAGAGAACCTAATATGTTATTTAATTACTTCCTAGAAAACTTTGATTAGGGGAATACAAAATACAAAAGTGCATTTTTTCTCTCAGAAATTTTTTAAGATTCTTTGCCTCATTTTTTGTTGTGGTAAGCTTTTTTTAAGGATTAAAAATAAAAGACGACTCCCTTAATCAGGTTTTAAAATGTGGGCTTTTGAGACAAAGGGGGGGGTTGAAAAACATTAGATTCAGAATGAAAGAAATCTATATGTATTTTGTATTATTGTATATTGTATTACAAAACACATTTATAAAAAGCTATATTCTGTAACGATATATATGTTACATTGTCCTAGTAACTATATATATAATATATATATAATATATAATAATAATAATAATAATAATATATAATATACCTTACCATAATGCTCTAAATGGGGTTTTCATAGCTTTTTTCTACCGTGGGACGGTGGGCAAAAAAAGTGCTTACATCAGAAAACCCCTTTTTTCGGATTTTGTAGCTCGTAAAAAACAATATAAAGAATATGTAATATTATAATATAACAAAAGGATATATGACAACTATCAAGGAATTAGAAACCCACACTTACACCGAATATATCAGCAGAGAGAATGCCTATAAAATAGTACAGAATTGGAGCGATATTTTAAGCAACCTACCGATTAAAAGACAGCTTAAAATTAGGGAGTCAATAAATAAAGGTTTTGATTTTATCTGTCAACTAAAAAAAATAGTAAAGCAAAAAATAGATATAATTCATACTAAATATAACTTTTCAAAAAATCTTGAGTCATATGGTAGATTATTCGCTCAAAATCCTTCATTAGCATCATTGCCTAGAGAGATTAGAAATAGCCTTGCTAATCATCAATATTACGATATTGATATTAAAAATTGCCATTGTGTATTATTAAGCCAATACTGCTCTAAAAATGGTATTAGGTCTACATATTTAGATGAATATGTTACTAATCGCGATGAGCTTTTAAATAAAATATCAAATGATAATGGAAAAACAAAAGAAGATATTAAATGTGAGATTTTGACTATTATGAATGGAGGTGCGGGAAGTTGGGATATTTCAAAAATTAAAGGTACATTTTTACACGACTTTAAAAAAGAAATAAAAAAAATTCATGAGCAAGTATGCCGATTAAATCCCGATGAATATAAAAAAGTTCAAAGACGCAAAGATTATAATAAAGAAGGTACAATGATGAATATTATTTTATGTAAATTAGAACATAATGTGTTAATGAATGCCGTAGCATATATGCGGAATGAAGGATATAGCGTGGATGTTCTAATATTTGATGGATTTATGATAAGAAAAAATAAAGAATTAACAAATGAAACTTTAATTAATTTACAAAAATATATAAAAGAAAAAACAGAATATGATGTGTGTTTTATTGAAAAAACGATGGAAAATGTCATTGATTTATCAAAATATCCAAATCCTGTTGATGAAGATAAAATAGAAACTACATATTTTAAGGATAAAGAAGAGTTTGAAAAAACACATTTAAAAATTATTCATCCTGCGATGTATTTAACTTTAATTGATGATGATACTTATGATATTCAATGTGAAGCAAAAATAACGAGTTCATATAGACATTTAAAATCAACTATTGAAGATGAAAAAGGGAAACCACAAAAAATAAACTTTATTACAAAATGGATAAATGACGAGAATATTAGATTATATAGAAAGATTGTATTTATCCCGCATCCCGCCGAATATGATAAACGGGATTATAATACATGGCGTGATTTTCGTCAAGAAAAAATTAAATTACCTAATGATTTTGATATAAATAATAATATTTATATTGAAAAATATAAAGATTTTATAACTAATTTACTAGGAGGCGTTAATGAATGCGTAATGTATTTTATCGCTTGGTGTGCAAATATAATCCAGAACCCAGCGAAAAGGTCGTGTATTTGTATGGTTTTATATTCATTAGAGGAAGGAGCGGGAAAAAATATGATTATAAAAACATTAGAATTATGTTTGGGTGAAATATTTGTGAATTATATTAGTGATGTAGGGAATCAATTATTCGGGAAACATTCTTCAGCTGAAATGAATAAATTATTAATAGTATTAAATGAAGTTAAAGGAAAAGACACGTACGCAAATACTGATTTATTTAAAACACGAATTACAGACGATAAAAGAGAGGTAGAATTAAAAGGAAAAGACACTATCCAGATTACTAATTATTGTAGTTATATAATTAATAGTAATAATTTAAATGTAGTGAATGCGGGTGAAAAGGACAGGCGTTTTTGTGTTTTGGATTGTAATAATCCACGCATTCATGATAAGAAATATTTTAAGGATTATCAACGAAGCGTAAATGATAACCCAGAGGCTATCCGTTGTATTTATGAATATTTAAAAACATTTAAAATTGAAGAAGTAGTGCCAGATTATATATTTAGCGATGCACGCCCTAAAACTGAACTATATGAAGAGCTTGTTGAATGTAATAAAGAAAAAGAATGGGGATTTCTAGAAGATTTAGTATTAATGACACAAGAGGAAAAATTAAAAATAAAAAATGAAGAATTATGGACGTTATATCGCTCTTATTGTAATCAAAACCATTTAGATATATCAAAATTATCATCAAAAAGATTCCTATTTATTTTTAATAGAACTATTGTTTCATTACTAGATAAGGATGAAGAATATAAAGAAAGCATTTTGAAATATAAAAGCGGATCTTCACGGGGTTATAAATTAGATTTAATTAAATTAAGAAAATATTTTGATATTGATATATCAATAAAAATTGAAAAATTAACACCTGTTAAAAGACAAAAAAATAATTTTATAAATGAAGAAAATTAAACCTCATTTTGTGGTGCCTCGTTTTGTTTGCTTTTTAGTCTTCGTCTGTATTCTCTTTGATATTCTTTTTTCTTCTCTCGGAATTGCTCGTCGTTTTTATATTTGTCATTTAAATAAGTGGATATTCTTTGACTTTCTTTTTTCAACATCTCGGGGTTATTTTTAATGTTATGATAATTACAAACCATTATTATAAAATAATATTAAATAGTTCTTATATCGTTAAAACTAATAAAAAAGAGTACATAATTTTATTTTCAGAAGGATTTTATAACTTTTTCATTTTTATAACTTTTTTTATAATTATGTACTCTTTTTTATATCCTTGTACTAATAATAATAATAATAATAATATATAATAATATATAATAAAAATAGATATAATGAAAAATCATTTCTTTTTTAGTTATGCGGGGAACAAAAGGGAAGAAGTAGAACATATTTACAATAAATTAAATTTAAATAATATAAAAACTATCGTTGAGCCTTTCTGTGGTAGTTGTGCAGTTAGTTATTATATATGGACGCAAAACAAAGACAAGAATTATAAATATATTTTGAATGATTTAGACAATAATTTAATAGATTTATTAAGATTGATTAAAGATAGTAATTATAAAGATGTAGAAGATGATGTAAATAAAAAGAGAGAAGAAATATTAACCTATGGAGATGATATGGATAAAGCAAAAAAAATATATTTGGAATATGTAAGAAATAAAACAATCAATGGTTATTTATTAGGTCATAAATATTTTAAGTTAAGAATAAATTGTTTTCCTATGAATGAATTAAATATATTAAATAAAAAATTAGATTTATCATCATATCCTATGTATGAATTCATAACAACAGCCAATATTGAATTATATAATGAAGATGCTAATAAAATTATTGATAAATATGATAATGAGAAATCATTTATATTTTTAGACCCTCCATATATAGCAAGTTGTAATAATTTTTATTCAACAGATACAGGGGAGAATATTGCTAATATATATGAAATGTTATATTATAAAAAATTAAACAATTTTAAATGTAAAATAATGATATGCCACGAGAACAACTGGTTATTTAAAATATTATTCAAAGATTATATAAATAATGATGATGAGTACTCTAAACAATATAAATGTAATTTACATAAAGGATACCAAAAAAAAGAAAAAACAACTCATATATGTATAAAGAACTATTAATTTTCATAATCCCCATAATAAAAATAAAAATACATATTAAGTAATATATTTAGCGTCTCTTTCTATAATTTTATCCCATCCCATCCTTACACGGTGTGTTTCTTGCTCTTTTTTATGGATACTCAAAATAAGGCTACCATACGGTATTTTCATTATTTCGTCATAATATTTTTCAATTTCAACCTTATTAAAGTGACTGCCAATCTCTTCGGCTATAGCATCAATAATATAATTTCTAGAAGCGGATTTTAAGAGTACAAATATATCAGTTTGTTTTCTAATCACAGCAGGGATTGCTTTAAAAGACTGAGCTATAAATATTAAATTAAGCCCTACGAGTTCTTCGCTTTCATGCCTTGATTTTATTGCTAATCTATTTATAAAGTTTTTACGGTTATTACCATAACCATCGCTCCCGATCATATCATCAAGTACTAGGAAGACCATACGAGGATAATAAAGGATATTACCATTTAAATCACGGGGGCAATCGGGATCATCATCAGGGTCTATAAAATCTTTAAACTTTAATAATGTTAATTCTTCTAAACTTAAATTAGTCATTTTTTTAGACTTAATATATTTATTATAAACTTTGCGATATATATTATAAGCCTCAATATCATCTCTTTCTTGTTTTAAATCTTCATATAATATTTTCATTTGCTCGTCCACGTCATCTTCCATATTTATTCGGTCTTCATTATGTAAAGAAGTTAATGTGTCTAAAATGCTATTTTGTTTAGATTGTGCAGTACCTCCACTAATCCATATAGTTCGCATTTTAACATCATTTCCATCTTGTGATATAAACCCCGAGTTTTCATAATTTGTTAAAAGTTGTACAACATTATAAGTTTTACCCCCGCCTTTTGGTGAACAAGATAAAATGATATTAAATGTAGGGGGTAAATCTTTATTTTTAGGCTGCGGTGGCTCATATTTCGTATGTTTTCTTAATTTATCTGTAATTGTTTTAATCGTTTTTATTTTCATTATAAAAATCTAATCTATTATATAGAAAGATATTTTAAAATATGCCTCAAAAAAAAATACAATTACCCTCACATTATACCGAAGAAGATAAAGCATTATATAATGATTTAATTACAAGAGGGGATGCATTAATCGGAAAAACATTAAATGAAAGTGAAAGATTTTTATTAGATATATCGGCGCGTATAACCATTAACCAACTAAGAGGATACAAAGAGAATTGCTTTAATAATGATGAAATTAATGAGATGAAAAAGATACACAAAGAATACGCTAATGCGGGTACTATTGAGACACCTAGTGATATGTTTTATAAAGATATTATTTTATTAAGTGATGGTTCATCTTTTAAACATCCTTTATCATACCCTGAGGAATATTATAATGAATTAAATAAAAAACCAAATGATAATGATGACACTATAATAAATATAGCAAATAATACGGATAATATTAAATTAGAATAAAATTAATTTCTATAATTTTTTTTCTATACAATAAATAGATATAATAATAATGGCTATGACTAAAGAAGAACGTGTAGAATTGTTAAAATTAGCACGTGAAGCAAAAGCAAAAAAGGCACAGGAACGAAAAGAAAGCGGAGAAACTCCGGTTAAAAAAACAAGAGCTAAAAAAACGGCTAAAAGTCCGGTTGAAGATTTTGAACCGCTTATTGAAGAAAATAATGATGTTGAATATAACGAACAAAGCGAACAAAGCGAACATAGTGAACATAATGAACATAACGAATATAACGAATATAACGAACAAAGCGAAGGGAGCGAAAATAGTTTTGATAATATGATAATGACACCTTATACTTTAGTACCTAAATCAAAACCTAAAAAAGATAAAAAACCATCAAAAAAATCACTTAATTTAGATATTAATGAAAAATATGAAAATAATAATATTGATGATGAAATAATAACAGAAGAAATTGTTGAAGTCCGCAAAAAACCTAAAAAAAAGATTGTAAAAAAAATAGTGTATGAAAGTAATAGCGAAGACGAGATTGAAGAGCAAATTATTACAAAAAAACCACGTGAAAAAAAAGCCCCATTAAAATCATTACAAAAAACATCACCATCTTTTTTTAATTATTAAAATCTTTCTTTATAAATAGAAATGGTAAAAGAAAATTGCGTTATAAATCCTTTAACGAATCGGGCGATATTAATCGGTAGTTCTGCGTACAATAAAATAAAACATTTATTGCCAAAAAGTGAAACTGAAGAAAAACAAAAAACACCGCAAAAAAAAAGCAGTTATAAAACGCCACCTTTAGCATCTACAAAAACTAAATATATGACACCTCCTCTAGCATCTACCAAAAGTAAATATGGCACTCCTCCTTTAGCATCCACGCGTAGTAAATATGGAACTCCACCTTTAGCATCCACACGTAGTAAATATGGAACTCCACCTTTAGCATCCACGCGTAGTAAATATGGAACTCCACCTTTAGCATCCACACGTAGTAAATATGGAACTCCACCTTTAGCATCCACACGTAGTAAATATGGAACTCCACCTTTAGCATCCACACGTAGTAAATATGGAACCCCACCTTTAGCATCCACACGTAGTAAATATGGAACCCCACCTTTA